GCTCGGCTGCCACAGGTACTGGTTGTTGCTGTCCTTGAGCTTGCGCAGCTGGCCCATGGTCGTGGAGTTCATCGTCCACTTGGCGTTGGGCTGGTAGGGACGGCGCAGCGCCACCTGCAGGGAGATGAGGTTGTCGAAGGTCGGTGCCGTGGTCACCGGCGAGGCGCCGGTCGCGATGTACTCATACACCGCTGCCGCGCGCATCGGAGACGCATAGTCATCGGCATTGGTTGGCGCCGAGTTGGTCATGCCGGTCGGCTTGGATGAACCGTTGCCGGAATGGATCGCGGTCGAGACGCTGACGGCGAAGGTATCGGCCACGTCCTGCGTGAGCCAGCCAAGGACGTTGAAGAACAGGTCCTCGAGCGACCAGTTCGATGCCCGCGGGAAGGCATACAGCTCGCCGTGGGTGATCGTGACCTTGCGCAGGTTGGGCGCGTTGCTCTGGCTGCGCGAGCCGGCTTCCGCCGACCAGCCGCCATTGGCGCCGGAGATCGTGACCAGCTCGTTGTAGTCCGGGCTGCCGGGCGTCACCAGATTGACCTGCTGCAGGACCTCGGACTGCGCCAGCTCCAGTTTCTCGATGGCGGACGAGACGATCTTGGGAACCGCGTTGCCGCCCTGCAGCGCGGTGCCAGACAGCACGCTGTCGACCTTTGTCTCGACCATCTGCTTGTGCAGCTGCTTGATCTCGGCCTCGAGTGCCTGATTGTTCATGCCGCTGCGCAGGTACTTGACCCAGGCCTGCGCGTGCTTCTGCTCGAGCTGCTCCGCGGGCGTGCCCTTGGGGCGGTCGGCCAGCGCTTCCAGGACCTCGACGCGGGTCTTGTAGGACTCGTTTTCCTGCATGAGGGTATTGATGGCCTTCATGGCCTCGTCGATCTTCTTGTTCCAGCGGTCGGACTGGATTTCCAGTTCCTTGGCGCGGGCCTCGTTGCCCTTCTTCATCTCGGCGAGGCTCTCGTCGTTTGCCTTGCGCATCGCTTCGACGGCCTGACCGAACTCGTCGATTTTTTTCAGAATCGGATTTGTCACTTTCTGCTCCTTCAATAAAAAGGCCCCATGCGGGACCTTGTGGATTCGTCGCCTTGCGGCGGGTGATCAGCGGATAATCTGCTGCAGCCGTTTGTCCAGATCGTATAACAACTGGCGCTCGCGGAATCCGCTTAGTCCTGCATTGAGCTCGATCTCGTCCGGCGTCTCACCGGGCAGTTCGTGCTTGACCGCCGGCGTCGCACCGGGGTCGTTCTCGGGATCCGGCGTCACACCGGAGCCATTGAAAAGGTTGGTGGCATACTGGCGCGCCATTTTCTTGCTGAACCCCTTGGCGCGCAGGAAATGCTCGCACTCGCGCTTCAGTTCGGCCAGCTCATCGTCGCGCGGCACGTACTCGCCGACTGCGGACAGCCGAGATTTGACGTGCGCGATCTGCGCCTTCGGATTCATGGGAATCGATACGATCGATACCTCGAGCAGGTCGACATCCTTGATGAGGCGCACCCCATCCTGGTTGTAGTCGACTTCCTTCGGGATGTAGCCGACGGAAAGCCCGCTGACCGCATCCATTTTCAGCAGGGTATGAATTTCCTTGCCGAGGTCGGTCGGTGCGAGCTCGCCCTTGACGGCGAGACCCTTGTCGTCCTCATTCATGTCCAGCCACTTGCCGGGGACGCGCGTCATGTCGTGCATCCAGAACATGGCCGGCAGCGAGTCTTCCGAACGGTGCTCGGCCAGCGTGCGCTTGAAGGCGCCCGGCAGGATGACATCCCCGCCCAGATCGACGTTTCCGAAGATCGCGCCGTGGCCCTCGAACTGCATGGCCGAGAGCGACTTAATTTGCAGGCGGGTTGTCAGGCGGATTGGGTTCATTCGGATTGTCTCCGGGCGACGCTGGTTTGTTCGGCTTGTTCCCTGGCGACTGAGTCTGGACGGAGCGCATGTACTCGTCGCCGCCGGGGTCTGTCCGTGGCGGGCGCCCCTCGATTTCGCGCCAGTCGTTGGCGTTGATGACGCCATTTTCGTACTGGATTTTGAGTCCGTTCTGCCGGTCGATGAAGGCCGCGCGCAGCTCAGCGTCCAGGTTGAAGCGGATCTTGAGGCCGGCGTTGCGGTCGGCTGGCGTCAGGAAATCGCGCTCCATCGCCGACTCGAAGGATTGCGCCACCGGCATGACGACGTTGAGCGTGAAGTCCTCGGACTGCTGCTCGACGTTGTTGTACTTGCCGGAAGTCAGATCGCCGACATGGTACGGCGGCACGCCAAAGGCGCCGGCAATGACCGTGCGCTGATGCTGGCGCGTCTGCAGGAACTGCGCCTTGTCGTTCTCGATTTTGACCGGGTCGCTGTGTTCGATGCCGGGCGGTAGCAACAAGGCGCGGTGGCGCTTGTTGCCAGAAAACGCGTTCTGAAAATCCTCGATGAACTTCTTTTCTTCTTCCGGCGTCTTGAAGCCTTTCGACCCCTGCGCATAGCGCATGATGATCAATGGCACCGCCCCGTTTTCAAAGAACGACGAACCGAATTCCTCGGCCGCGATCTCAAGCGAGATCGTGGTGGCGACATCCTTCACCGGCGAGTCGCCGGAAATGAAATCGCGCGCCGGCCAGCGTGCGTAGTGAACCTTGCTGAATGGCCATTCCTGTCCGCCGCGCTTGAAGCTGACCGCCAGTGTGTCCGGGTCCTGGTGAATCTCAACGCTCGACGGATTAACTGGGTAGAGACGGCGAATCGGACCGGTGACACCGCGCCCGATCATGGCAATGAAGCGGCCATGGCGCACATAGGCGCTGGCGGCATCCTGCCAGTAGTCGTATCGGCTTTGCCATTCGTTCGGCTGTTGCAGCAGTTGCGCTATCGGGTGCTTCGGCAGTTTCTCCTTTACCTCTCGGCCTTTTCTCGTGCTGGTCTCGTAGACATGCACGGGAGTCGATGCCAGGCGCCGGGAAATAGCAGTGACAATGGCATGCACGGTCGGTGAGCGCATGCAGTTGTCCGGCGTGACATTGCCGGAGACACCCATCTGAGCGGCCAGCAGGCGCAGGACCGTTTCGAAACTCGCGTCCTTGGTCTGCGGCTTGCGAAAGAAGCGGAACAGGTTCACAGCGCGATCACGCTGCCGCTGATATAGCCGTCGCCGGCATCGAGGTGCATCGCCCTGCCGAGGGCCATGATAAGGGCGATGGCCGGGTCGATTTTGTCATTCTCCCGCTCCTTGCGCGGATAGATGTTGTCCTTGGCGTCGCGATGACAGACCACGTTCGCGATCGCCCAGGTGAGCACCGGGTCGCCGTTATGGTGAAAGCGGCGAGCGAAGACGAGCGCCTCGAGTTCCTTCATGGCTGGTGAGAAATTCAGCACCAGCGGGCGCATCTCCACTACCAACGCGCCGTCCTCGGCGAGCTCGCCTGAGAACTGCGTGAGCTGCGCCGGATCATAGGCGACCTCCTGGACCTCGAAGGTCGAGAGGTCACCGGCAACGTCTCCACTCAGGCGATCATCGCCGACGCCACGCTTGCGGCACGCCTCCGAGCCAATGATTTCCTCTCGCACCGCCTCGATGTCGAGGACGTCGCCTGGCGTCGTGCGAATCCAGCCATCGCGCGCCCAGCCAGCCACCTGCTCGAAACCGGTTTGCTCGAGCAATGCGCTCGGCATGTAGTAGCGGCCAAAGGCGAAATATTCATCGCCGCGGCGAAATACCTTGACCTTTGCAAACAGGTCCTTCTTGAAGGCCGCATCGAGTGCTGCGATACACGGCTGGCCTTTGAAATCTTCTTCTTTCAGATCGTGGTCGGCGCAGGCGTCCCACTTCAGCATGTTCATCCATGCGCTGTCGGCGTTGACCCAGACATTCAGGCGCTTGGTAAGGAATTCATTCAGCGCGGCGGCTTGTTCCTCTGCCTTCTTTGCCATGCGCCGAAGATCATCGGGATCCACCGAGACGCCGTAGAGCGGGTTGGCCTTTCGCCAGGTCGACTCATCAAGTGGGTCGTCACCCTCGTCGATGGTGTAGATGATTCCCCAGAATGTTTCGTCGACGGCATCGCTGCCGCTCACCTTGTAGCCCATGCCGCCGTGGCGCTTGAGCACGCCGTTCAGCAGCTTTGTTAGGTAAATGCGCTCGTCGTAGCAGATGCCGGCGCGGTTCGAGCCGGCGGTCGTTATTTTCCAGAGCAGTGGTTGAGCGCGCGCGCCGGTGCCTGAATCGAGCACATCGTGCACCGTGCGCGTTTTGTGTGCGTGCAGTTCGTCGATGAGCGCGCATAGGACATTCAACCCGTCGAGGCTCGAGCCTTCCGCCGACAGCGGCACGAACTTCGAGGCGGTGTCACGCACAATGATCGAGTGCGTGAGCGCCTCGACAGCAAAGCGCGCGCGGAACTCGCCATCCATGCGCGCCATCTGCTGCGCGATATCGAAAACGATCTTGGCCTGGTCGCGGGTCGTGGCGGCGGAGTAAATCTCGCCACCCCACTCGCCATCGGCCACCAGCATGTAAAGACCGATGCCGGCAAGCTTGGTGGTCTTCGCGTTCTTGCGAGGGACTTCCTCGTAGACCGTGCGGAATCGTCGCAGGCCGTCGGCCTTGCGTTTCCATCCGAATACGCATGCCAGTCCGAAGGCCTGCGACTCGTGCAACTCGATGCGGTCGCCAGCCCACTTGCCCTTGACGTGCCGCAGCAGGCTGATGAAGATGCAGACCCGCTCGGCGGCGTCGGCGTCGAAATAGAACGGCCAGTCTGGATCACCGGCCTCGCGCTCCAGGTCATCGAGTTGACGCTGGCAGGCGGCCTTTACCCATTTGCAGGCCTGGATTTCTCCTGTAACGATGGCGCGCGCGTAGGCATGCCCACGCTCGACGTGGTTTAGTTGAACTTTCCCCAACCCGCCGTCTGCGGTTGCTCCACTCCCGGCAGCCCCATCTGCGGATCCGACTGTGTCACTCGCGAGCGATCCGCTGGGCTCATGCCGAACATCGCCAGGAACGACTTCATCTGATCCAGCGCCCGGTTTCGAATCTGCTGCAGCACCGATATCTGTTTGTAGCCCGACGGCGTGTCCCACACCCGCCCGCGTTGCCCGCTTTGGTCCTGCGCGTTCTGGCTCTTGATCTGCTCGCATGCCCATACGTACTCGCCCCAGGTGTCGCAGTACCCGGCGAGCGCCGCGCGATCGATCTGCGAGATTAGGCCGAGCTGCTGCAGGAATGGGGTGATGCGCTTCCATTCGGAGAGCGCTTCTCCCTCGAGATGCGCGGGCGGCTCAGGAATTTCGACTTCCGGGCGGACGACATCATCCAGCAACGAGGCCAGCGGTTTCTTGCTGGCATTGCCGCGCAGCAAGTGCACATTGGTCGGCAGCGGCTTCGGTCCTGGTTTCATGATTCGTCACTCCCGGCCGGCAGCGCCCAGATGCTGGGGCAATACCCACCCTTGCTATACCCCCCTCGCCTATCTCCCGGCTGCACAGAAACGGGGGGCCACCGGTCGCCGGGCTGGCCGGTCGAAAGATTTGACCGCCCCCCCCCTACCTTCCGAACGAACCGTCGCAGCGAGCGGTCTTGATACTGTGACAACGCTTGCAAAGGCTCTGTAGGTTAGAGGATTCGTTGTTGGTTGGGTCGCCATCGATGTGGTCGACCTCTGTGGCAGCAGTCACTAGGCCAAGGCGTTGGCATTCACGGCATAGTGGCTCTTGAGCCAGCTGCGTCATGCGAATGCCATCACGCCATACACGCCTGTCGTACGGGCGTGGGCCTCGGCGCTGCCGTCTGTCAGATTCTTTCTGCGCAGAATGTTTCGCGCAGTATCCAGTTCTGCTGAGCACACCACAGCCAGGCCAATTGCATGGTCTGGGCGGGGACTGTGGCATGCATTACACTGAGCAGTGGTTAACCACAGGGAGCACAACAATGGAATCGTTATTTTCTTTCATCGTCATTGCGGTGATCGTGGCCATTATCGCCGTGCAGTTCCTGCCTACCAAACCGATGCTATGCAAGCAGTGTGGTGAAACCGGAAAGCCGGTGGTGCGCGCTAGGGGTTCGATGGGGATGGAATTGCTGTGCTGGGCGCTACTCATCATCCCGGGCATCATCTACTCGGTATGGCGAATGACCACCAAGCGCAAGGTATGCCGGCATTGCGGCTCGGAACAGATCATCCCGATGACATCGCCGGTCGCCAAGCAGATGCTCGCCAAGCAATAACAACAAAGCAGCAAACAAAAAGCCCGGCTTTTCGGCCGGGCTTTTCTTTCAGGGGTACTACCCCACGATGGGAAGAATCATACGCTTTCCTGACAAGCCGTCAAGCCCACCGATTGGCCGTCGCGATACGGAAAAGGGATCTGCCGTGGCGTTCGGCTATCAGCGAGGCTCTGGCCAAACCACTCAATGGCCCGCTGCAGTCGTTTCTCGAAGCTGGCGCAGGTAATGCCCAAGCGTTCTGCCTTCATTGCCTTGGTGCCACCACGCCCATCGCAATATTCCATGTAAACCACGAAGTAGTATCCGAGCAGCTCATCGCGCTGCCGGAGCTCGCAGACTAGCCGATCTATCCGCTCACTCACCGGGTCATCTGGGGCAATATAGGTTGATCGAATAAACGCCGGGTTTACCTGCAACATTTGCAGGTGAAGTTGGCCGGTTCCACGGCATGGGATACACGTCCGGCCTTTGACCTCCCCTTCTCCATCGCAGTTTTTGCATTCCCGGGTAGTGGAACGCACGGCCTGCGGCTCGAGATCAATCCGACCTGCTCCGCCGCACTGCTTGCAGACCGGCTCATCCAGTCGGTATCCGCGGCCATGGCACCGTGGGCAGTTCGTGCCAGGCATGCCATCCATGGCCCGATGCAGTATTGTCTTTCCCATGCCGCCAGAACGCCTGGCACCATGCCGCCAGCGGGCCCAGCGTTCCATCAATTCCCGAATATCGCGATTTGAGCCAAACTCAGCCATCGTCCCTCCATCGGTTCAGATTCACGTGAAACCCAACCTGCGGGTAATGCGGCAATAGAGGGTGATGTTCTGGCCCATATATATTATTTGTCACTCTGACAGTTCTCGCACGAGGGAGGAAACACTACCCGCTATTACCAGCATTACCCGCAGCCCTGATTGTCGCCAGTCGCCACTTGGCGATTTTCGAATGCGTATCGAACCCGGCCATCTCCAATCGGTAACCGTCGCAGACACGCATCTTGTGGCGCCGCAGCCAATAACCGAACCGCTTGGAAGTGATCTTTTCCCCGCACGCAGCAAGCACCGCCTCATGCAGGTCGGGGTGAAGGTGGTTGCCTTTGCCCGCCTCTATGCGGTCGGTTTCAACGGCGCGCTGGGCCACTTCGGCGGCGGTGACGCTTTCCTGCCCGAATGCCTTGTCCCACGCCGTGAACAACATGCGCTGCAACGCAATATCCGGGTCTTCTGCGCGCACTTCTTCACTTGCCAATAATGGGTCCGGGACATCCAACCAAAGCAGGGGCCGTCGGCACCATGCATCCCATGCCTCGAATCCGCCGTATGGCGCAGCGTCTACACTTGGCCGCCCAGCCGCCAAATAGGCCCTGATGATCGTCAGGCAGGCGCGGATCCATTCGCCGCGCCGCTCGATGGCGATATCGATGATGTCGCGCTCGAATTTGCGCTGTTCTGGTCGCTCCATCTTGGCATCCAGCCTGGCGAGTACGATGCGCCGTTTCAGGTCGCCGCGGATATCGAGATTGTTGCCGGTGGCGAGAAACGCGATATTCGTCACGACCGTGACCTGCACCGATCCACCCAACGGCCGCAGATGCACAGAAGGCTGTGACAGCACCTGGCATAGCAGATCACCGAACAGCGGCCGCTCGATGTTGTCCAGGTTCACGATGGCATCGCCGGAGAGCAGCGCCGCAGCCAATCGCTTCTCGCCCTCGGCTTGGTCGTCGCCAATACTGAGCACTGGCGCCTGCCGACCGGTCACCAGAATGGCGATCATGTCGGCGAGCTTGCTTTTGCCCGTACCGGGCATGGGCGCCGAAATCCCAATCATTGGCGCAGAAGGAAGTGACCGGCGAACCAGCGCCGTCAGCATCGCGGCGATGATCGAGGCGCGATCCTCCGGTCCCACCGTGGGAAAATCCCGAATTGCATCCCACAACAGATCCAGCGCCTTGAGGGCCTCATCCCGGCTCGGCTTTTCGGATGGTGGCGTGTAGCCATCCGGCAGCTTGCCGGCAAAGAAAATACCGCTTTGCGAATCGTATCCCGGCTGATCGAGCACGGAACCGTCCTCGCGCAGCGTAGGCGCCTCAACCACACCAGTAAGGGGACGCACATGGCGCCAGGTGCCGGCCCGGGCAATGAAGCTTTCCGCAACGGCATTCGGCACGTCGGCCGGAAACCAGTCTCCGGCGCGCCCGTCAAAACGCCACCAGGCCGCCACATGCGCCAGTCGATCGCGCAAGTGCGCGGCCGTCACCTGTTGGACGACGATGGCGCCGGATCGCCGGCGGATGCGATTGTCCTGTTCGTCATCGCAACCGAATGCCACGACGCGCACCAGTCGCGCATGCTGGGCATAAATCGTCGGGTCACCCTCGCCCAATGCCTTATCCGCCGAATCGAGGATGTTCGGCAGATCGCCCTTCGTGATCTTTATCTCCGGCCTGCCATCACTGCTTGACGGCCCACCAGAGGCATGGCCTTTCTTGCGCGCCTTTTTGCGCCGTGATTCGGCAAGCAGCGTGACATTGCTGCCGCCAGGACTATCCTCCGGCGGCTTGTCTTCGGTCGTCATCGCTCAATTTCCATAAACCGAGATCGGCGGCGCGGCAGCGCTGGTAAAGCCAGAAACGCCGCTCATAATCTGCCCCCAATTCATGCGACCAACCCTCATGGCGGGGCTGGCAATCCGGTGTCCAGAGAAAGTCGGTCAGTTCACGCCGATGACGCCGGGCGGGATCGCCGAGGGTCACATGAATCGGGGCGCTAATGCGTGCGAGCTCGATCGCCAGGGCAATGGCATCTTCTCCACCAAGCCACCAGAGCTCGATCGCGACGTCGGTGACCGGCGACCAGTCATATTTGCCAGTTTCAAATTCTCCCGCAGGGACCAGTATTACCGGATCGAGTTGCTTGGCGAGGTCCCAGCAGTTGTCGCCATAGAGCACGGTCACGAAGTCCGGCGCCTTGCCTTGGGCCGCCATCGCATCCCGCGTCGCGTGCACTGCCTTGCCGAACGGCGGCAATTTCAATCTTTCGCTCATGTCGCGCAGGCCTCGGCCGCCGCCTCGATGCTCGCGAATACGCCGATCAATTGCCGCGCCTGCGGCACCGATTCGCCGATGGCATAGCGCTCGCGCAGCAAGGCCGCATGTTCGTCTTTGCCAAGATTCGGCGTCCACGCGCTGAATAGCGCGACGCCACCGACCATGGCCTCGCTGATGTGATAACCCTGCTGATTCATCCAGCAATGCGCTCCGCGCTTCAGCCAGCCGATCACGCGAAGTTGTCGAGCCGGATAGTGCCGTATTCGATGACCGAACCGCCGCGGCAATTCGCGCACAACCGGTTGTGCGGTCCGTCAGAAAAGAAATCACGATGACAGCACATGCATGGCCGGTATTGCTGGCCTTTGGCCTCGCGCTTGGCGGAGATGGTCGCCTTGGATTTGGCGACCCGGCGAGCATAGGAATCGCGCTTCGCCTGCTCCGTCCGGGCCTTGATGTCGGCCTTTTTCTTTCTGTAGCGCTCCCAGTAAATGCGCTTGCGCTCGGAAGCCGCCTTGACGTAGGCGGCGTGCCGCGCCGGATCCTTCGGCAACATCAGGCGGCTGGCCGCAGGTAGCGCGTGAGCTCCTGGCGCACCGCATCCATGTTCATGCGCCGGTGAAAGGTGCCGATGTAGTTCTCATCTCCTTCGCGAATCAGCTTCTGCGTGTGATAGGTCGATGCGAACACGGCATTGAGGTATTGCGGGTCGGCGGACTTGAAAACCGCCACCGGACTGCTTGCCGGCGCGGCCTCGATCCGTTCCATCACGATGTCGAGTCTGTATGCGGACATTTTTCCCTCCCTTCACAAGTGGCGATGCGACCGTCGCCGGAACCGCTCATATGCGCGCACCGGCGTGGCCAGGAACCATTGCAATAACAATCCCGCGCAACCGATGATGACCGCTGCCGCCATGAGCGCAATCACGACCAGCCCTTCGCAGGCATCCTCGATGCGCTCGGAGAGCGGCATCGAGGCCATTAGCCGACCGCCTTCAGCGCCGGCAATACATGGCCGAGCTGGGCCGCGATCTGCTCGAGCTGCTTGGCGTGATCGATGAACTCCCGCTGCAAGCGGGCCCGCTCGTCTTCCGGTTCGATCGGTCGAACCTCGTAACTGTGGCGCGACCCCAGGTATTGCATCACTGCATGGCAGCCAGCCTTGCGGCCCTCGGCGATGATGAGATCGACCTGTTCGAGCGAGAGTTTTTCCGCCCGGTCGCGGTTCAGCGCGTTGTCGAGATCGATCGCCGCGCGGTGGATTTCCTTCTCCGGCCACAACAACTGGCCAATGCGTTTGGCGCCGCCAAGACGCATCACCGTCGCCCGCAGGGCCTCGGTGAGATCATCCGGAATGCTGTCGATATTGGTCTGTTCCATGCGCTTGCAAAACCTCGCTCGCCGTTTCGGAAGGGTTTGGAAGCCCTTGCCGGGAGAATAAAAAAGGCGGCCGGGGTGCCAGCCGCCAATCCCTTACCACTAGGAGGAAGTCATCATGCCGCCGCCTTTTCACAAGCCTTGCAGGCGCGAATGCGACCGGTGCGAATGGCGGCGCCCAACACCCGGTCCGTGTCCTTGTGGCCAAGCTTTTCCGGCCACTGGTAGATGCGCCACGGCGTCACCTCGAGGGCCTCAGCTAGGTGCTTGACCGAACCGAACAACTGCACGGCTTTCGTTTTCGTCATACGCGAGAATGTAAGCATGCTAACACCCCCGCGTCAAGCATGCTGGCACTACCCGAGCGTAAGCTTTCTTACATGAGCACACTCGCCAGCCGCATTACCCAGGCCCGCAAGGCCGCCAAATTCTCAACGCTCACCGCCTTCGCCGCCGCGCTCGATAAACTTCTAAAGCGTTGGGGTTTTCACGGCGTCACGCGCGCGGCCTGCGCCCAATGGGAGTCGGGCGACACCAAAAGCGTCCGCCCGGAAAACCTCGCCGCCATCTCGCATGTCACCGGACACCGCATGGAGTGGCTCGCCACCGGCCGCCTGCCGCGCGTCGTCAGTTCCGATAGCGCGGCCCTGGTCGCCGCCGAACCCGAGGCGCCAGCCTATGTCGGCGATGACGCGCTGGAGGTCGCCCGCCTGTGGGCGTCTCTGCCCTCGCCCACCCGTGAGATGGTGCGCCAGTTCATCTATCTGCAAACCCTGCTTGCCGATGTCGATCCGCGCCTCGCCGCCCGCCCCGCCGGTTCCTCCTACGTTGACTTCGAGCAACGCGTGGTCTCTGATATGCGCGCCAGAATCATGAGGAAAGCCAAATGAAACATTTCGCCATCATTGCTGTCGCGTTGCTGGCCGCCTGCGCCACGCAGCCAACCGTCCAGGAACTAGCCAGCGCGGACTATGGTGCGCCGCCGCCGGCCAACTACCGCCAGCTGATTGAGGTGTATTTTTCCTCCACCCTGCTTGATCCGGCCTCGGCCCAGTACCGCAGCATCTCGCAACCAATGCGGGACTACGTCGTCACGCCCAACACCTGGTATGGCTACACCACCACCTATGGCTACCGGGTCGACGCCGTCGTCAATGCCAAGAACCGCATGGGCGGTTACACCGGTTTTCAGGTGCACCGTTTTCTGTTCCGCGACGGGCGCATTGTCCACGTCGACTCCCCATGAATTCTCGCTGAGGCGCTTCTGACGGCGCCGATCTTCTGACACCCCAAGGGGCCGAATGGCCCCTTTTGTTTTGCCCGCGCCATTAGCATGCTTGACACGGCCGCCGCCGTGTGTAAGCTTGCTTACATGGACATAGCAAAGCTACGTGCCGCCTACGATCAACGCGATGCGATGTTGCTTGCCGACGCCATCGACATCGACGCCGGAGAGTCCGATTTGGCCATGCTGCGCGCGCTCACCGAGTGCGGAGTGGCAGAACTGAAATTGCTGCTCGGATGGGCTGAGGATTGGCTGGCGCGCGTGGAATCTCTGGAGCCAAAACTTCGCCCAATTAGCTTCGTGGTGGATGCCATGAAGATGCTCTACCGCTGCACGCGACAGACACTCGCCGCCTGCGGAGCGCGGCAGTTCAACGGGTTTCTTTGAGTTACAAACGGTGACCGCGCCCGACCGTCCCAACAGAGCGCATCAGGAAACAGGAGTTGTCAATGGCAATCGCAAAAGCAGCACCGGTAATCATCAAGGAACCGAATTTCCAGACGGCGCTTTTCAAGATTCGCGGCCTTTCGCCGCTTGTCATTCATCGCTTCAGCGCCAAGACCAAAGAGCAGATGAAGCAAAAAATGGAAACCGGCAAGAGCGCGAGTTCAAAGAAAAATCGCGAGGCCAAATCGACGGACTCTCTTTATGAGGAGGCCAGATATATCTCCGAGGAAGGCTGGGACGGATTCAACGCTTCCGCCATTCGTGCCGCCCTCATCAGCGCCTGCCGTCTGGTCGGCTTCAAGATGGTGCTAGCCAAACTCTCGCTTTTCATCGAGGCCGATGGTCGCGACAAGCTCGAACCGCAGATCCCGCTGATCCGCATCATGGGCGAACCGATCAAGCAGGAGGACATGGCCCGCGTCGAGACCGGCCAGCCGTATGTCACGGTGCGTGCCGCCTATCACGACTGGGCCGCTGTACTGCGCATCCGCTTCGATGCCGATCAGTTCTCAACGCAGGACGTTTCCAATCTGCTCGCCCGCGTTGGCCTGCAGGTTGGCATCGGCGAGGGCCGCCCGGATAGCAAGAACAGCGCAGGCATGGGTTGGGGCCTGTTCGCATTGGAGCGCTGAGATGCAGGTCGCGTTCGATGTCTCCCTGCGTGGCTATAACGATCTGCGCGACATGAAGGGCGAGCTGGCCTTGATTCCGTCCGCTGAGCCGGAGGCCGTGGTCGCTTGGGCCAAGGATCATCCGGCCTCGGCTTGGGCAAAGCATCTCGCCGAATACGGCGAGCGCGTTGTCATCGAGTACGTGCGCCGCCTCATCCAGATCGTTGTCATCATCGACCAGTCGCCACCGAAACGGATCGAGGTGCAGGTCAAGCCGAGCATGCCGGCTGCACCTCCGTTGCGGCAGGTAACGCACCGGGTGGCGCCGGTGGCCAAACAGGAGCATGACTGCAGACTGGAGAGGTTTTTCGAAATCTTCTCGCCATTGCAGTCTGCATATGTAGACATGCCGGAGCTTCGAAACCTGTTCGCGGAAGCGGACCGGGTGCGCAAGGTGTTCGACATTGCCTAACTGGGCGGCGCTAGGCGGTGCTGGTGTGGCATGGCGCGGCCAGGCCCGGCGCGGCGAGGCAAGGCAGGCAGGGCAAGGCAGGGCGCGGCGAGGCCCGGCGAGGCAAGGCAGGCGCGGCGTGGCACGGCGAGGCCGGGCCGGGCGCGGCAAGGCAAGGCAGGCGTGGCCTGGCATGGCCGGGCCGGGCGGGGCGCGGCAAGGCAGGCATGGCAGGCGAGGCATGGCGAGGCAAGGCATGGCGCGGCTGGGCTGGGCTGGGCATGGCAAGGCAGGAACGGAATTGTGATTAGTGACCGATTCATCAGGAGAAATCCTATGCAAACCGACAAGCAGCAGAGAGTCGCCCACTACCAGGCCATGGCCCGCGAGGCGCAGATGGCATTCATCATGGAATCCATTGAGAGGCGCAGATGGCATTCATCATGGAATCCATTGAGCAGCTGGCCACCGCCACGCTCAGCGTCACCGAACTGGCGCCGCTCATCCCGATGGACGATGCACTGCTCGAGCAACTCGGCCGCTTCTACGAGCGCTCTGAATACGCACGGCGGGTGCCATTCCTGGCATTCGTCATCGACCCCTATCGCTACGGCTTCACACGATGCAGCGCCGAGCATTTCGCCGGCCACATGCATGGAGGACCGCAATGACTGAAATCGCATTGATCGGTGCCACGCTGATGTGTTGCGGAACGGCACTATGGGCCATCGTCGGCTGCTGGAAGATGAGGCGGCCAGCATGAAGGAATCAGGCATCGTTGGTCGCAAGCGAAAGCCAGGCTTTCTCCGGGCCATGATCCTTGCCATGGCAGCCGGCGCCTTGCCGCCGCCGCGGGCAAGCTTCGTCCGCCCGCACATGAGCAGGCGCAGGATCGCAAACCCGGCTGGCTCGAAACTGCTTCGCCGCGCTTACAAGCACCATCAAGGCCAGCGCGGCAGCTACGTCGACGCCGCGGTTTGGTACGGAAAACTGCAGTGAGCTACTACTCGGTATTCACCCGCGAACTCACGGCCGGTGAATCGCTATACCTGCTCTGGCTGCTTTTCTTCGGCGCACTGCTCATCATCATCTTCGCGGTCGAGATTCACCGCGCATGGAAAGCATGGCGCGGCGGCGACCGCCTGCCGGCATGGCAGCAACGCGAACTCGATAAATGGCGCCGCCAGTGCGAGGACAAGGCGCGGCAGGATCGCGTCACGGCCGATGAGAGGCTGGGCGAGTGAAACCCGGCCGCGATGTCATGCGCTTCCCCGGCCGCAAGGTCTGCGCCCGCATCGTGCCGCATCTCTCGGGCCGAGAGGTTCTCAGGCCATCCGAGATCGTGAGCGACAACAGTCGCTTTTTTTTCGACGCCATCGACCGGCGGACGGGCCAGCGCAAGCCGGTGCTGGGCCTGTTCCTGAGAATCCTGCTGAGCCGCTACTACGATCGCCCGGAACTGGTGATGACCACCATGCGCGCCGACCCGACCTTCACCGTGCAAATCCCGAACTGGATATACAGCGCACCCCGCGCACAACCCAAACCAGGTGCTGCATGAAAGCCTCAATGATCTCCCGATTTCTCTGGTGGCTCACTGATCGCCTACCGGTGCGCGTCATCAGCGGCCAGCACGGCGAACCCTACCTCGAGCGCTACTATCTCTGCGGCATCGGCCAGTGGCGCGCCTACCTGCACCGCTTTGTTGCCAGCGATCCGGACCGTGGCCTGCATGATCATCCATGGGGATGGTCGGCATCGCTGATCCTCTGCGGCGGATACCGCGAGGCCCGCGAGGATGGCATGCACTATCACCGCCCCGGAGCGATCAACGTCATTCGCGGCGAGACCTTTCACCGCATCCTGCTCGACCCGCATGCCACCGCCTGGACGCTCTTTGTCCACGGCCCACGGGTCAAGGAATGGGGCTTCCTGCGCGCCGGCAAATACGAACGCTGGGCAGGCGGCCACGACCCCAATTGGCACCGCTTCGCCCTGCGCGGCTGGCAGATTCGGAGGTTCGCGAGATGAAATTCAAGCCAGGCGAACGGGCGCGGATTGTCCGGGCTAGAAATTTGCCAGAGGCAGAAGGCAAAGAATGCATCGTGAAGGGACCGGCGCCGGTTGGCGATTGGCCGGCCGGCTTTAATCGGCACGGCGAGCAAGCGTATTACCTCGACGTGCCGGGCCTTCCCAGCCCAATACCGGGCGGTCAGTGGATGATTATCGAATCGAGTCTGGAAAAGATCATCCCGCACGGATGGGAAAAGACTACCTGGGATCAATGCCCATGGCAGCCGTCCAGCACCTTGGAGACAGCATGAAATTTCTCGATGGGTTCCTGCTGCTCGCCTGGATCGCCGTGGTCCCGCTCGGCCCGTTCTGGATTCCTAGCATGCTGGGGCTGACATGATCTGCTTCCGCGACATGACCTATTGCTCGGCCGACTGCGAGACGTTCACCTGCTTTCGCAACAAAAAGCAGCACGATGCTGACCGGGAGAGATTAAAGACACTGGATTGCTTGCCGACCGCATGGGTGGACCTCAGTGGCAACTGCGGGCTTTACAAACCAATGCGACTCGATCCAGTCGATAGCGACCCGCCGGAGGCCGCATGAACGCCATTGAAGCCGCAGCACTGCATTCCGGCATCAGGCAATTGATGAAAACCTGCCATCAGGCATCGAGCGATGCCGGATGGTGGAATGATTTGCAGACCGGACACCGGCTCGAACTAACGCAGGAACGCATTGGTGACAAGCTGATGCTAATTGTTACCGAGATCGCCGAAGCAAAGGAGGGATCTCGAAAGAATCTCTCTGACAATCATCTGCCAAGTCGACCGATGATCGAGGTGGAACTGGCAGATGCGATCATCCGCATCGCGGACCTAGCGGGGGCCCTGAATCTCGACCTGGCCGGAGCCGTTATCGACAAACTCGAATACAACGCGAAGCGGCCAGATCATCAGATCAAAAACCGCAAGGCCGAGAACGGGAAGAAAACGTGACCAACCCGCTCTTTCCTGCCCCTACCATCTCCCTGCTCGTCAAGTTGGGGTCAATCGCAGTACATGTGGACGAACTGCTATCTCCGCATGGTCACACATTCGATAAGGACGCCATCAGGTCATTGCTATCCGATGATGAGGTTAAGGAATGGCTGGGGAAAATGGATAAAGCGGCATTTCTACCGAAGAAGCGGAACAAATGACCGCCGACGCCGAGCTCATCGCCCAGGCCGCGCAGATCATCGACGAGGAGGCGCTGTGCCTGCGTATGAGCTGCACCAAGGAACCGGACCACACCGACTGGGGCGGAGAAGAAGACGCGCAGGCGACCTACGAGGAATGGAAGCGGGTGGTCGACCGGCTCTATGAGCTCGCAGGAAGGATGGGATACCGTGGCGCGTAAACTCGAAACCAATGGCTATTGCTATATCGCCTGCGAGATCCGGGCCGTGACCGAGCGAGCGGTGTTGGTGCACGATGGCGCCCGCGAAGCGTGGCTGCCGAAATCGCAGATTGAGGACCCGGTTGATCTCACGCGTGAGCATCTCGGCCAAACCATCGACATCCTGATGGCCGAATGGTTGGCGAAGGACAAAGGCCTGCTGTGACACCCCGCACACTGCCCCTCGTCCGCCTGCTGGCCCGCTTCCTCGTCGAGGATGCCAGGCAAACGCGAGGCGCGCCCGCAGCGACCGGCGCGCAGTCAACGTGCGCGACCGGAGGGCGTGACCCCGGCGAAGGTCGCGTGGCCGGCGGGCGCCGGCGCCGCTGCCCCGGCGGCTATCGTGCAGGGGAAATGAAATGATCGCCCCGCCAGCACCCATTAGCGGCGAAACCGCCCGCATCCTGGACGGCCTGTTTGATCATGTCCTGCGCAGCATGAATGCCAATCACCTTCACCGTCAGGGCTGTCAAGCCAATGAATGCATGACCTGCGCCGCTGTCGCCGAACGTGAGCGCCAGGCGCTGGAAGCATATGATATCGAGCTGCGCAAGGCGTGGGGATAAGGGGCCTAAATGCAGATTCCAATATTACTGAAGCACGAGCATGATAAGCAAATCGGTGTTCTCAGAGAGGAGAATGGTGGGTTGTTTGTTGAATTTCAGTCTGACGTGTATATCACGCAAGAATGGCTATTTGAAATCTTTGGCGGCGCCGGAATCAGGATCATCGAGATGCATGAGAAGGATGGCGTTTTCTATATAAGAAAAGGCCAGATTTTAGAGTTCTCGTTGTCGCTGTGATGATACCGGAACGCATCCAACTGCGGCGGGCGAAAGGCTGGAAGATGCCGCCCAACACCGTCAAGGTCGACCGCAGCACGAAATGGGGCAACCCCTTCATAGTCGGCAGGCACGGCAGCCAGGAGCGCTGCGTGGACCTATATCGAAAGCTCATGGCAGGATACCTCTGCCTGACCACCGGCAATGCCACCGCGCAGGAACTGGCCTACACATACGTCAAGCAGCACCGCCATGAACTGCGAGGCAAGAATCTGGCATGCTGGTGCCTGCCGGGAACTCCCTGCCACGCCGATGTCCTATTGGAGATTGCGAACCGATGAGAATCTACTGCACCAATGGGCAAGTATGCCAGCGTAGTGGCTGCACGGTGAAGCACCAAAAATGTCGTGAGGATGCGGTACGACGAGCGCCAGAGCTTAATGAAACGTTAGAATTAGCCACCATCCTCAAAGCGGTGGATGATGAACCAGAATTGCCAGGCAACATGCCGGATGAGATGTGGAACGCCATATCCGGTGATCGGGATGCAATGACAGAAGCGCTGCGGGTCGTCGTGCGGAAAACAAAGGAGGGGATTAAAAAACGGATTGCTGCGCTCCGGTAGGTAACTGTAGGACCATGCAAGGATTACCAATCATTATGCGCGCCGCCATTTACGCCCGCTATTCCACAGACCGCCAGTCGGAGTCGTCGATCGACGACCAGCTGCGGGCCTGCCGAGAATATGCCGGCCGCCATGATCTGGTCATTTCGGCGACGTTCGCCGATGAAGGCGTCAGCGGCGCGGCGATCGGCAACCGCCCGGGCTTTCGCGCCATGATGGCGGCTGCGGAGCATGTCGAATTTGACATACTGCTGCTTGCTGACCTCTCTCGTCTCTCCCGCTCGGCTGGGGATCTCAATAAAACGATAGACCGTCTCACGTTTCGGGGCATTCGTGTCATCGGCGTGCAGAATGGCTACGACAGCAGCCGCAAGGGCCACAAGCTGCAGGCCGGCGTCGAGGGAGTGATGGGCGAATCGTTCCGCGAGATGATCCGCGATCGGACCCATGAGGCCTTGCGCGGGCGCATGGGGCGTGGGCTGTCGGCTGGCGGCCAGCCGTATGGCTACCGCTCGGTGCCGGCGGATGGCGGGCATCGCCTTGAGATCGATGAAGCGCAGGCCGAGGTCATCCGCTGGATCTTCACGCGCTACGCCGAAGGCCAAGCGCCGCGGCGCATCGCCCATGAACTGAACGCCCGCAGCATCGCATCACCTCGAGGCGGCACCTGGGCGATCTCGGCGCTCTACGGCCAGAAGAAATACGGCACCGGGATACTGCGCAATGAACTGTACCGTGGCGTGCGCACATGGAACCGCTCGCGCTGGGAGAAGGATCCGGACACCGGCAGGCGTAAGCGCCGGGAGCGGGAGACGGGAGAGATCATGCGCCGGGAATTCCCGGAGCTCGCCATCATCATGCCGGAACTATGGGCGGCGGTGCGGTCCCGGCTTGGCAATCGCAGGAACAATCACCCCGGTCGGCCGGCACGCACGCTGCTCGGCGGCATCCTGCGTTGCGGTCATTGCGGCGGTCCGGTGACGGCGATAGACGCACGGTTATACGGCTGTGCCATAGCGAGGGATCGCGGCAAAACGGTATGCGAGGGCGTGGCGGTCAAGCGCCAGGTGATCGAGGGAAAAGTGCTGGAGATACTGCGCGAGGACCTGCTTTCGGAAGCGGCCATCGAGGCCATGCGCCGGGAAGTGGCAGCCATGCAGGCAAACGGCAGGAAGGAAAGCGAGGACGCCACCCGCGCATATCGGGCGAAGCGAGAGGCTCTGAGCCGCGAGATCAGGCACCTGACCGATGCCGTAGCCCAAGCCGGCTGGTCCGAGGCGCTACGCGAGCGCCTGTGGGCTGCCGAAACTGAACTGGCGGAGCTGGCTGCGCCGCAAGTCCAGCCGCCGGAGATCATCACACGTCTGATCGACCGCTATGCCGAGCTCGTGCGCACGCTTCCGGAGCAGCTCAAGCGCGATCCGGAAGCCACCCGCATCGCATTGCGCGAAGTGCTGGGCGACATTCGCCTGGTTGAAGATGAGGCTGGCCTATGGGCCGAAATCCAGCATTTCCAGCACCAGATAATTGGTATAGCGGGGGCGGGATTTGGCAGAATGAAGCGCTACCGGGTGGCGTGAGTCTATATATTAGGAATCAATGAAACGTCTTCCCCGGCGGTTCGAGGAACACCGGCCAGTGGACGGTGATGCCGTGTTCGGGATGGGTGACCCATACCGCCTGGGTGGGCGGCTCGAAGTCGTAGCCCTTGTGCTTGGAATACTCGTCGAACCCCTTTAGCGTGCCGTTCACGATCAGGCGCCGCAGCGGGGTGTATTGGTGCCAGTGGCCCATGATGAGCACGTCGTAGGGCTGGTTGATGGCATCCTGCCGGCGGCGCTTGCGCAGGTCCCCCAGCATCCACGGCGTGAACGGCCCGGAGATGCCGGAGCCGCCGATAAAGTCGTCGCCATGCTGCAGGAAGTAGCGGGTGCCATGAACACGATAAAAGACTTCCGATCCATCGCTTACCTCGAACTGCACCGCCGCTTCGCCGCTGAAATGCCGGGCGATGATCTGCGCCAATAGCCAGTCGTAGTTCTCGAAGGCGCGGTTCTTGTAGACCGGCTTCCTGCTGAGGCGCCCGTGGTTGCCGACCACCACCGGCACATACACGCGCCCGAAGGTGTCGTGCAGCTTGGTGATGGCCGCGATCAGCATGTCGGCCACGGATAACAAGCTCTTGTGGATTGGGTATTCGTTGGTCTCGCGCAATTCCTCGTGGATGTTTCCGGAGAGCATGTCGCCGCCCAATGCGAACACGCAGTAGTCGTACTTGGCGCGGGCCAGGTGCTGGGTGACGAGGTCGATGCCGGTATCGATGAACTGGCGGGCGCGGGTGGTAGCGATCGAGCGGTTGAAGGCGTTGACGTAGTTCACCTGCGAGGGCTGCACGACCTCGTCCCAATGCCAGTCGGAGGCAAAGAAGGTCGGCACGCCGCGGGTGCTGGCGACGGCCTTCTTGGTGAGCCAGGTGGGCGGCTTGAACTTGATTTCGCAGCCATGGATGAGGCGCTTGACGGCCTCGGCGGTGAGCACTTCCTTGGCGAGCTTGCGGTTGTGCTCGTCGGAGGCCTTGAGGGCGGCGGTGAGCTGGCGGATGCGGTTTAATTCGGCGTTCTCGACCGGCTTGGCCGGTGGCTTGAAGCCACGGCGCACGGCGCAATTGAAACGCGAGCGGTAGGTGCTGTCGGAGATGCCGAGCAGTTTGGAGGCCTCGAGCTTGCTGTGGCCGCCAGCCACAAAGGCCTCCATCACCTGGCGGCATTGCTTGTCTGTCAGTTGCGGCTGGGGCAAGCGGCCTCCTAGTTGGCGATGTCCTTCGGCACGGGTGTCACGCCAATTAAGCGCAGCGACGGCGTGCGGCTCTTGTCGGCGAAAGTGATGGCGTGTATCTGGAACCCGTAGCGATTAACCTCGCGACGCACAATCTCTATGACGCGCTTCTGCATGCTCGGTCCGATCAGGTCTTTCCAGTCGCTCGCCTCGACAGTATCCATGACAGCGCCGGCGGTCACATCCGCCAATGCATCGATGGCGTCATCGATGTCGAGCAGGAACGGTTTGGGGTCCCGGATCGAATACTTGATGATGCTGGAAATACCGGCCGGTCGATCATCCCGCGTCGTCAGGCTCTGCGGTGGCAAGCGCAAGGTGGTGATACTGGTCCGCACCGTGAGGATTCGTTCGATGATTGGCCACTTCCAACATAGTCCGGGCGAAATGTCCCGGCGCCAAACGCCGAAGCGCAGCACCACCCCGCCTTCGTAGCAATCGATGATCTCTGCCGGAGTTATACGCGACCAAAGAGCGATCAGCAGGTCGAACAGCTTTTCGAGGAACATGGCTCAGAGTAACAGCAGGAAGATTAGCCAGAAGGCGGCGGCAGCGATTTCGTTGTCAAACAGGAATGTCGTATTCCTCAAAATCGTCTGCAGTCGCACGGCGAGCCTCCAGTTTCTTTTGCAGGTGCGCCATGGCCCGCCATGCCTGCTTAGTGGCATGCAGGATGCCATCGGCATCGGTGTCGGTGCCCATGGCCTCGTCCAGCATGTGCCGACAAAGGGCATCCATCTCATCACCGGATTTCGACCGGTCCCAATGAACTGGCTGTCCGGGGTTGTGCTGGTCGTTGCCGATGCGCGAGAGTTCTGCGACCGCCGCGATCGCATCCGGAAAATACTTGATGAAGCCGGAATAGATTGGGATCGCCTTGCGCGACCTAGCGTCCTGCGGAAGGCTCATCAGTAGAAATTCAGCGGCACGCGAATGCCGATGCCATAGAGGTTATAGGTGCCGGCATCCTTGTCTTCGAATGCGCAGGATCGATGAGTGGCGTGGGCCTCGAGGGAGAAATGGCTGGTTCGAT